ATATTACTAGATATTGCCTTGCGAGATGAACCCTTTATCAGCGGCATCCTAATTCCCCAAATGTTCCAGCATCATACACGATTTTCCTGCTTAAGAATAGATAAGTGTAAGGACTTGCGAAGTACCAGGTGAAATAACAATGCCATTAACAACTGGGATGTTAAATTCATACACCCCGATTGCCTGAGGAATTGAAGCGATGACCGCTGTTGAGGTAGCCGTAGTCGTAGAGGCAGCATCGTAAATTGTACCGTTAGCCGACCCAGCCGTGGTAACGCTTACTCTCACCACCCGCCCAGCGCCTTGGGATACTATTTTCTGGCCAGAGATAGCTACAGATGTTTTAGTGCCGTTTAAAGCCAAGCTTGTTTGGTAGGACGTGTTTAGCGCCGTAACGATGTTTTTGGATGTTGTGACAATATCGTCTAAACTAGCCATTAGTATTTTCCATCGGGTTGGAAGCGGTAACGAATACCGCCAAGCCGCCACCAGCTACCCACATCGTTGCTGTTAATTTGCAAGGAAACTAAACGTCCTCTAAAGCGCGGGCTAATAAAATCAGTTGCCTGATTTAACTGATAAGGTCCGTATTGCTTAGGTGTTTGACCAGCATAATCGGCAACATAAAAGGTTAAGTTTACGTTAGCTGTTGGATTTTGATAAACGGCACCACCATTTGATTCGCCGTTATAATATCCCCACTTCATATCAGGCCAAACTTGATCTATGAAATTCTTAACGTTAGCTTCAGTTAATGCAAAATAACCAGTTTGAAAGCTTGCAGCCAGGGGTTGGTTATTTACACCGTTATATGCAGCATCTGGGGATGTTTCGTGTTGATAAATATACTGGTCAGAAGACGCCCCAATAGGCGGCCCTAACACGCTTTGATTAATCCATGCCGTGCGAGATAGAGAGCCAAAGTCCCACTGACCAAGCACCACATTGTATTTAACGTATGAATTAACCTCTCCACCATCAGATATATTAGGATAAAACCAAGATATTTCGCCAAACTGAGAATTAACAGCCACCCTTATTTTGCTAAGGTGAGTTTGATCTAAATCTTGGAATATCACGTCCCATATTGGACAAGCTAATGGTGTTACACCGCCAGATGAATATGTCCAAAATTGGCTTTGACCCATCCAGTAAACAACATTGTTAAGGGATGCCGCAGCCTTGCGAGAAATCAGTCCACAGCCCGTACCCAATTCGTTAAATGAATAGATGTATGGCTGATTGATATATTGCATGGACCAAAGTGCAATATCTGTCCAAATCAAACCTTGTTGTTGTGCCTGAATAGCACCAACGATCTTGGAACCTTTGGGCAACCGATACGAACCTGATTGGTTGGTAGAAAGTGCTATCCAACTTGTTGTGCTGGTAAAATCATTTATATCTGACCAGCGGACTAGCAGCGGATCTTGAACGCCGTTTAGGGTGCTTCCCCACGCAACTATTTGGCGCTGAGGCATGGCAACAAATATACCGTCATTAACGACTGGGCCAGCATTATCCACGGTAGCAATTGGGTTACCGGATGTTGGATCCCAATAATAAATAGCACCACCAACGGGACAAGCAATTAATATCTGCCCCCAATTATCCATTGTCCAATCGGTTGGTTGAATGGCGTTCCCTGTCGTTGGAACAATTGCAGTTCCGGCGCCATAGCCACCCGTTCCATATCCGCCAATTCCATACCCCGTTCCGGCTGGCACAGGTCCAATTCCAATATAATAATCATATTGAGCGGAACCACCGTTTTCAGATCCCGTGGTAGAGGAAGTGGCAGTCGTCGATGCTGTTATGACAAAATTATTGGCGTCAGTTATGCTTTGAATGACATAATTACCAAAGAACGTAATGCCGCCAACGGTCGTTGAAACAAGGACAGGGAACGTGTTTCCAACTACATACCCGTGATTATTGAGTGTTACGGTAACAGATGCGCTGCCACTTGTAACAGTAAATAATGGCACAGCGCCGCCATCTGTTACAGTGCTTGTGGCATATGCTGGACCACCCAACACATTGGTGGCTAAAATATCAAATGTTCCAGATCCGAGGGTAATAGCTGGATAGAATCCATATAGAATTAATCCTCCAACAGATATTTGTGTTTTTATGAAAACACTATCGTAGCTAGTAATAGAAGCACTTGGATCATTAATTGTTACAAGATTACTGCCAGAAGTTGTGGAAACCGAAACTGGAGTGACATTATCTTCTAAAACACGGGGAGTAATGTTTATTAAGTTGCCATTATTTATAACGTTTAATGTGCTGCTATTGCCAGAACCATATTCTGCACCTGCTGCCAACCAAGCTTTAGAGTTTGTATCTTCCCATGCCCACAGCGCACGGACAATAGAACCTATTTTGTTGGGGAAGTATGTTAACCAACCGCCAAGCTTTTGCACAAGTCCAATGCCATTACGATCAGGGACAAACCTAACAAGGTTAGTGAATGAAAGCCCCGCTTGGTTTAATGCGGGAGTCTCATTTTGATCGACACCTGGGGTAATTTTTACCTGTGCATGGGGCATTTAATTACCTTGTCGGAGTAGCGGCAACTGGAGATGACAAAGAAGTCCAAGCAGAAGCTGCAAATTTCTTACGGAATTCTTCCTCAATGGCTTTCTGCTTGAGTGCTTGGTATTGACCCTCGTAACTTTGAGCCATAGCAGGATCATCTGATTCTCGGCCAAAGTTGCGCTGATAGGCAGAAATATAAACCATTGAAGCCATAATCAGCAGATCGGGTAGGTAAGTGCTGATAAATGTCGTCGAGCTATTAGCCAAGCTTGATGTCGCAAATTGATAAAGCGACTGTGTGCGAATCGTTCCTGTTAATAGTACAGAATATGATGAGTCGGGATATGGTCCGACAATAATATTTTGTGACGTATTTCCACTAGATGCAGCGTCTCCGCCATAAATCGCAAAAACAGTCGGGGTGCTAGTGTAAGAGCTGTCATTATACACATTTTGTATGTATTCCTTCGTTGCAGGTGTGAGGGGCAATGTTGCAGTGCCAGATACCACACTTACGGTCTGAAGGGTAACAAAATCATTCACTGATATTGATAAAACATTGTTGTTGGCTGTGAATGAATAATTTGGATTGCTGACAACAGATTGACTTAAATCTAAGTCCCGTTGAATCCGTAATTCAGCATAATTCAACATTTGTGGGATGATGTTGTTAAAATTAGTATCTGGCTGTGACAATGTTCCGCCATATGTGACATTGGCCAGATATGTAATGCCATTAACTGTTGTGTTTGTGGTAGGCGTAAACGTATCAACAATTGCCATGGTGCCAATTTGGCTGACATAACCATTGTATGTTAAGGCGTTTGTTGGAACGGACATTACTTTATACCTTTGCAATAAGCTTGGCGGCGGGCGTTGTTGTCTTTAACGTCCCGGATCGTTTCATCCGTATCCTTGGGCGACCAGCTAATTCCTTGCCAGACGGTGCAGGCGCTACTTCCGTTCAAAGGAGTCTGGATCGCGCAGCCTGGAAGGATTAGCGTCAGCGCGGTCAATATCATCGCCAGCTTTAATTGCTTCATCGACTCTCTCCAAAGACTGCGTATTTTCCTTGTTTATGTAGGAATTTACAGCATCCGTTCTGATCTTATAATACACCCCAGTCAACGCCAGCACAACAATAATAGCGACGCCAATGTACCTTCCTATGGGTGTAAGGAAGAATGCAATCATAGGCCATGCTCCTCCATGTGTTTAGAACGCCAATACCAAATTGCGGCCCCGCAAAGGACAACGGCAATCATGATGTCAAAATTCGTATTGGACAAAAGGTTTTGTGCCTGGGTAAATAAGTCGTTTGCCGATTGCGCTTGGCTAACAATATCCTGCGCATGATCGGAAGCGGTTTTAGCAGCACCTGCGATCCCCAGTGCTGATGTAGCGATTGCGGTGTTACCTTGTTTACTTTGAGCCATAGTTGGCTGGGGCGGTGCGTCAGGTGTAGTGCGCTGTTCATGCTCTTCAATTGGCTTGCCCCCCGTGGCCCACCAATCGGATTCCGCATTGCGGCGTCTAACAAGCCCCGGTAATACTTTCCCTCCGCCCCGTGTCCACTTCTGCAACTCAGCTGGGACTTTATCAAACTGCTTGGCATTGACGCACTTCAAAAGAGTTGATGAGGCTAAATTGCCTTTGCCAGCATTATAACAGAAGTCCACTAAAACATCATATTGATGCTGGGTTAATTCCACTTTGACCAAGGCATTAACATTATCTTCAAACTTGACCATATCGGCGGCCAGGATGCGATCTGCGTCGGCCTGAGAGATTGTCATCCCTTCTGTCACCTTGGGTTCCCCAGCGGCGGAAGTATGCCCATAGCCTATGGTCAGAATACCGGCGGGGCAGCGGTAGGCAGTCAACTTGCAGCCCTCAAAAGGCTTTGTAAGAGCGTTTAAACCACCTTCTGACATTTTCATGGAATTACCCTTTCAAGGTAAAGAGATAGGCTACGAAAAATATACCTATAAATACCACAATTGTTATGACAAAAACACTGCTCCAAACAGCCAAGCCGCGTAAAAATTCAGCTCGTTCTTTGGCAGCTATTTCGGCTGCCCGCTTTTCTTCTTTCTTGATTCGTGTAATTTCTTTTTGAATTGATAGCCAAGCTTGGTAGCCATATTCCGAAACAAACAGATTTTGGGCTTCCAGCATCATTTTCTGGACTTGCTGTTTGGCAGCATAGGCATCCATAGCCTGCTTTTCAGCGGAAACTTTGCTTTTAAATAAACCTGCTTTAGGTGGGCTTGCAACAAGGCGTGTTAAATCGCCGACAGTCCCCATTAGGGAACTTACGTCACCGATCATACCTTGGATTTCCTTACCAGCGGCAATGCCTGATTTAATAGCCCCGTATGCAGTTTGGGCTAAAGCGAGGATTGTCAACGGGTCCAATATGTTTCCCCATAGCTATCCCTCTATGATAATTGTCAGTTTTATCAGTTATTTGTCAGCTTTTGAATCTAATTTATCAAATATCTTAGCTAGCATATCTTTAATTTCACGCATACCATCAGTAAATTCGTCTTTTTTGATATAATTTGAAGGAAGATCGACTTCTAATTTATGTATATCTTCCTTCATTTTTTGTACGGCATCCCATAATTCCCTACCGAGCCAACCAGCAAACGCAAACCCCGCACCAATAGCTGTATCAATGAGGGTCTGCATTTCCATTTTTAGCTCCTATGAGGCTGGGGCGTCAGGCGTTGCTGCGGCATCTGTTGCAGCTTGAACTGGCGCTTCAGGTTTAATCTGCGCTTCCCCCTGTTGTTTGATACTAAATATCAGCCCTTGAACCTCAGCAAAAGGGCGTGACCCTAATGCACTAAGAACATAATTAACTTCATCTACTGTCAAGGTTAGTGTAATGTTCATAACTTCCTCTTTGTCTAAAGATGACTCTCTATCTTTACATCAAAACGGGTTATTAGCCAATAATGATGCCAAAAGATTTTGCCGATATAGTGTAAGTGATAACGATCAATCCATTTGATCCAGCACCAGAATACCCGCCAGCTAAATATATGCCAGTGCCGCCGCCTCCAGCTCCGTAATTGCCACCAGAGCCAACAGATGGAGAATTTGTGCCGCCACCGCCGCCACCTGTTCCGTAGCCATTTCCAAACTCTGTGCCAGAGCCACCATTGCCAGAGCCGCTGCCAACAGCAGCAGCGCCACCAGCGCCGCCATAT